TATAGTTGCTTTAGTATTAATAACAATGCACTTATTAGGTGCTAATTTTAAATAAAATGAGAAAATTAAAAAGACTTTCAGAGACAATGACTAATGCAGATTTTATATTAGGTACTTTAATATTTGGATTTTTCCTAATGGCTATAATCTGGGGAGTTTTAGAGATTATAATTGAGATACTAAAATTAATATTTAAATTGTAATTATGAGACCAAATTTTGAAATACAGAAAGTAGAAGTACATAAAAGACCTTTGTTTATAGTTGTTGCTAATTACCATTTTATAAATAAAATTGCCTTGTATAATTTTATGGATAAAAGAGTAAAAGAAGCCCGTAATGACATCGGTCAATGGATAATTAATTACAAAACTAAATAATGAATTATGAAAAGAGCATCATGGATAATCATAGGTATAGTTTCATTATTTTGGGCGTTTGCGTTGTATAATTTAATCGTATATTTGTTAATATAATATTATGAATGAGATAGCAGAAAAAAAATGCAAAGAAAATAACATAGGATATTATAAATACATAGGAGAGATTTATTATCTTAATTTAAACTACCATAAATCTAAGTCGATTATAGAAGTTATAAATAAATTAGATTTTGATGATTACATAAAAACTAGGGCGATATTAAATAAAAGTGATTTTAGTACTAAAGAAATAGAGTTAGATATCGCTATAGAAAAACACGAAAAGCATAGGATGACTTATTTTAAATGGTTAGACGAATTAAAAGAACCTTATTTCTTTATTCTTAATCCAATTTATTATCTTAGTTATTATAAAAACATCTTGCAATGGAGAAAGGAAAACTTTACGGGTTTATGTAATTTATATATAGCAGTAGATTACGCTAAATACAAATTAAATAATTAAATTATTAATTTTGTACATTTGAATCAAATATTGAATTGTATTGATTATGAATAATAGATCGTTAAATGGTGGAAATAGCACTAAGTCTTTAGGATTAGATAAGAGGAAGAATCCTTTAAAAGATGTATTTAAAACAGTAATAACTCCAGAAGAGATAAAAGATCTTTTTATAATGTTATACAAAAAAGCTATTGAAGAAAAAGATATAAACGCAACAAAGATAATACTACAGTACTGTATCGGTATGCCAACTCAAATGATAGTTCAAGAAAACATCAACTATAAAGAAGAAGAACTTTCTGAGGCTGAAATAAAGCGAATAAAGAATGAAGTAGATGAAACTTACTAATAAGCAGAACTACATAAAGATATGGTCTGAAAAGCATTTACTTAACTTTACAAGATACATATATAAAGAAAATCACAGGCGCACTTTTACAGTAGCGCCTCACTTTGTTTTAATCTCTAATAAATTAATGGACGTTATAAATGGTAAGACCAAGAGGCTCATTATTAACGTCCCCCCGTAACTTAGATACGGAAAAACAGAGTTAGCAGTAAAGATGTTTATTGCTTACGGTTTAGCAATTAATCCAGCATCTAAATTTATACATTTAAGTTATTCAGATGATCTAGCATTAGATAATAGCAGCCAAACAAAAGAATACATTGAAAGCGATAGTTTCCAATCTTTGTGGCAAATGCAACTAAAAAAGGATGCACAAGGTAAAAAGAAGTGGTTTAATGCTGAGGGTGGTGGTGTTTATGCAACCGCATCTGGTGGTGCTATTACGGGATTCGGTGCAGGTATTACAGACAGTCAAATATTTAGCGGTGCTATCATTATAGACGATCCTTTAAAACCAGATGATGCGCATAGTGAGACAAAAAGAAAAGCGGTAAATGAAAGGTACAACGGAACTATAAGATCACGTGTAAACGATAGAAACACGCCTATTATAGTTATTATGCAGAGGTTACATGAGTATGATCTTAGTGGTTTCTTATTAGCTGGTGGAAGCGGTGAAGAATGGGAACATTTATGTTTACCAGCACTAGATAAGGATAATATACCTTTATGGGAACAAAAGCATACGTTTAAAGAATTAGAGCAAATTAGACAGGCAAATAGATATAATTTTGCGGGTCAATATATGCAGATTCCTGCACCAGAAGAAGGTGGAGAGTGGAAAAAAGATTGGTTTAAGATAATAGATAAACAGGATTTACCGCCTGCTATTGAATGGGAAATGTTTATAGATGGTGCTTATACAAAAGACACAAAGAACGACCCTACAGGCATACAAATAGGCGCAAAGATAGGTAATAACTATGTAATTTATTCAAGCATAGATAAATACCTTGAAATGCCCGAACTAATTAAGTTCATCCCTGCTCACATTAGCGCATTAGGAATAAAGGTTAAAATGATTTATGTAGAGCCTAAAGCAAGTGGAAAGTCTATAAAACAGTTAATACAATCTCAAACTAAACTAAACATAGCAGAGATTAAAAGTAACTTTGTAAGTGTATCAAAGATAGAACGTGCTAGAACTACAGCACCTTACATAGAAAGCGAGAGAGTTATATTAGTGAGAGGTGCGTGGAATGAATCTTATCTTCATCAAGTTGCAATGTTTCCAAACGCAAAGCACGATGAACATATTGACTTAACTGCATACGGTGTTGAAAAGAATTTAATTACAGTTGATAATTTCTTCTTTTAAATTTATTAAAACTTTATTAATAAAAGTATTGTTTATATAAATGTTATTTGTATTTTTGTTAACGGTTGCGGCTTGGCGAAGTTGCGGCCGATTTAAGACTACTGCCAACAAATAATAACTAATTTTTAAATTAAACACTATGTTTCAAAACACAAAAACAAGTCGCAATCTTACCAAAATGCTGTTAGTAGCTGTTTTACTTGTCGGATGTGCCGATAGTAAAACAATCAATATAAATGGGAAAGACACCGTTGTAGAGCCTTACGGATGGATTAATGAATCAGAAATGAAAAACGATAGTGTTATTTATAAAGTAAACACAGGTAATGTAGTATGGAGTGTTATAGGAGTTGAAACCGTAATCGTTCCTATTATTTTGACTGGAAATTATCTTTATGAGCCAATTCGGAAAAAATAGCTATTAACTAGTAAATAACATCAATTCAATAAATTGAACTTAAAATAAACCTTACTTTAACAGTAGGGTTTTTGCTTTAAATAAATGTTTAAAAATATATTAAATATAATTAGTATATTTGTATTATAAACACTATTATGGCTAACAGATTTTCTAGTGCATTTAATGCGTTAATTGGTAAAGATACAGTAGTAAATAAGCTAAATGAGGCTATATTTAGCATCTTTGGTGGTGGATTTACAAGATACGATAACACAAACACAGAGATACTAAATAAAGGTTACGGTGAAAATCCAGATGTTTTTGCTATTATTAATCAGATGGCAATTAAGACCGTATCAATTCCTTATTGTGTAAAAAAAGTTAAAGATCAAAAAGCCAGAAATGAGTTAATGAATCTTTATAAAGCAACTAAAAACAATCTTAGTTACTTGCAGAAGAAAACAAAGTTATCTTTACTTACTAAGGCTTACGAAGATGATGAACAGTTGTTCCCGATGGCTGAGCCTAACCCAAATCAAACTTGGGGCGATATATTAGCTCTTTACAAGACTTATCTTAAAACAACGGGTAACTGCTACTTTTATAAAGTTTGTCCTAAAGATGGTCCTAATGCTGGTGTACCTTTACAATTGTATGTGTTGCCTGCAGATAAAGTAGAGATTGTTTTAAAAACGGGTGCTATTATGTATGGATTAGAATCTCCTATAGATCACTACATTATCTACAATCTTAAGTCATTTGTTGAATTTTACCCATACGAAATAATACACATTAAACGTCCTAATCCTTTTTACGATGAAATGGGTAGGCATTTATACGGATTAAGTGAATTATCTGCAGCTTTAAGAAACATTCAAACATCAAATGAGGCTATAGATAACAACGCTAAGACAATGAGTAATAGCGGTGTTTTTGGATTTATACATGGTAAAGGGACTCCTTTAAGTGCTGAACAAGCTATTGGTGTAAAAGATAGAATAAAGCAAATGGATAGCGAAAAGGGAAGGTTTGCTAATATATCGGGTTCAAGTGGTGACTTAGGATTTACACGCATATCATTAACAACAGACGAACTTAAACCTTTTGAATATCTAGCATTTGACAGAAAGACCATCTGTAATGTTTTGATTTGGAGTGATGAATTATTAAACAACGATAGCGGAAGCGGATTAAATAGTACGGATGCTTTAAGATCAGCACAAAAAAGAGTTATTAGCGACAATATAATGCCTGATCTTCTTTTATTCTCAGAAGCGTTTAGCAAAGGATTTATACAGAAGTTTAAAGGTTACGAAAAAAGTATAATGGAATTTGATGCTAGCGAATTGCCCGAAATGCAGGAAGATATGGCTTTAATGGTAGATTGGTTAAGTAAATCACCGATAACTCCTAATGAGTTTAGAACAGCATTAAAGTATGAAACATCTGATTTAGAGGGTATGGATAATATATATATGCCGATGAACTTAATGCCTATCGGAGTAGATCAAGTAACTACATCAGATATTAATAAAGCATTTGAATAGAAATCAATGTTATGGAAGATATAGAATGGGCTAAGATAGATTTTAGAATAGAAAACGGTACTATCGGGCTCTATTTAAAAGGGGTAAAAATAGATGGATTAATTGAAGTATCCACGAGAACTGACAAGGATTTAGCAAGAAAAAACGAAATAGAAATCACTATAAAAGTGATTGGAAAAACTATTTAAACAGATGACAACCGACCAATATAGAAGAAACTATATTTTATTACAAAACGCATACGAGAAACAAGCGTATCGTATTGTTAAAAAACATTTAAACATAATAATAAAAGGCTTATCTTTAGGTAATATTACAGCAGATAATGCTAAGATGACTGTAGAGGCAGGATTTGATAAAAGGCATATAAATAAGATGTACTTTGAACTATATAGAACAATAGGTTTACAACATGGTAAATTTGTAGTTAGAAATATAGATAGCGATACAAAAGATATAGGATTGACGTTCTTTGAAGTGTTTTTTAATAATTTGATTAATACTGTATTGATAAATAGTATAGGGTCGCGTATAACTACGGTTTCTGAAACTATGATTGATGCAATTGTAAAGATAATTAAAGAAGCTTATAAGACTGAGGATTTAAACATAATGCAAATTAGGAAATTGATTTATGATAAGGTTCGAGATAATAACTTTTATAGATATCAAGCGTTAAGAATAGCAAGAACTGAAACAACTACTATAAGCAACTATGCAACGTTACAAGCTGGAAGAGCAAGTAGGTTAGTAATGACAAAGAAATGGGTTTCTATACAAAGCGAGAGAACGAGAGTAACTCCAGAAGATCAATTTGATCATCTTAACATGAATGATGTAGTAGTTGAATTAGAAGATTTGTTTAATGTTGATGGGAAAGACGGTAATAATCCGATTATGTACCCAGGAGATCAAGAATTAGGAGTAGCAGGAAATATAATAAATTGCAGATGTGCAATGACATTAGTTCCTAAAAGAGATAGTAACGGTAGACCAATAAGAAAAACAGATTTATAACATGGATTTTAAACAATTATCTTACGATTTAAAAGACTTCGACGAAAGTAAAGGAGTCATTAAGGCTTACGCAAACGCTTATAATAATACAGATAGCGACGGAGACATTTCTGTTTTTGGTTCTTTTGATAAAACAGTAAAGGAAAACTTTAAGCGAATTAGAGTACTAAAAGATCACAATAGTACGATGATGATTGGTGTACCTTTAGAAATTGATACTATGGACACATACGGACTTATGACTACTTCACAATTCAATATGAAGAAAGATATGAGTAGAGATATGTTTTACGATGTAAAGATGATGTATGACAATAACATGAACGCTGAGCTATCAATCGGTTATCAAGTTATGCAGAGAGACAGTAAAAATAAATCTATGATTACCGAATATAAACTATTTGAATACTCTTTTTTATCCTCACACGCTGCAAACGAGCTTGCAACGGTACAAGATATTAAAGGTATAAATAGTTTTTACGGTATCATGGAAATAGCGCAAAAAGCGTACAATTTAGACTATTCAGACACTCGGTTAAGAGAGTTAGAAACAATATTAAAAGCACTATCTAAAGAGCCGATAGAAACTATCACTTTAAATGAACAGCCGCTTATATTAGACACGTTAAAATCATTTAAATTTTAAAACACAAACAATGGAAGCATTAGAAATTAAAACAGCTTTAGAAGCTATTAAATTGCAAGTAGAGACTAAATCTACAGAGAACGCAAGAGAAGTTAAGGGAATGATTGAAACCTTAGAAGGTAAAATGGTAAAAGGTGCAGACCTTGAAGCAATTAAAGCAGAATTGAGAGTAGAGTTAAAAGCCATTCAAGATTATGCTGATTTATTAGATGTTAAATTAAACGAGAAAAAAGGATCAGTAATGAGCGAAAAGAAGTCTTACGGTGAAGTAGTTACAAAGTCAATTATTGACAATGCCGTACAAATTGGAGAAGTAGGTAATAAGTCTACTAAATTGCAGTTAGATATTAAGGCTGTTGGTAACATGACATTAGGCGCAAACCTAACAGGAGATCAAAATAGAGATTATTCCGATAATATTCAAATTGTTCCTTCTCAATTACTAAACTTTAGCGATTTAGTTTCTACAGTTGCTATTTCTGGCGGTACTTACACTTTTCCAAGAGAAACAACAAGCGAAGGTTCTATTTCTCAACAAACAGAAGGTGCTATAAAATCTCAAATTGATTACGACATTACTATGGTAGATGTATCTACTAACTATTTAGCTGGTCGTGCTGTTTATTCTAAGAAAATGCGTAACAACCTACCATTTCTTGAGTCATTCATTCCACGTGCGTTAAGACGTGATTATTTCAAAGCAGAAAACGCTAAATTTAGCGCAGAACTTTCTGCTGTAGCTACTGCATCTGTTTTAACAAGTGGTAATCGAATTGAAAGATTAATTTCTAACGTTGCTGCACTTGAAGGTATTGATTACGCAGTTAACGGCATCGTTGTAACGCCTGCTGATTATTGGGCTATAATGTTGACTGAAAAATCTACAGGTGCTGGATATGGATTACCAGGAATTGTAACTATGGAAGGTGGAAACTTGAAAATTAATGGTATTTCAATATTTAAAGCAACTTGGTTAGCTACTAACAAGTATTTTGTGGGCGACTGGTCTTATGTTCAAAAGGTAGTAACAGAAGGTCTTGTATTAGAGTTTTCTACTGAGGATAACGACAACTTCTCTAAGAATAACATTACTGCTAGAATTGAGGCTCAAATTGCACTTGCAGTTGAAAGACCAAACGCTGTAATCTTTGGAGATTTTACAACGTCTGTATAGTATTATATTATTTTATATTAAACCCGATAGCTTATTTTATCGGGTTTTTTTTATTGAATTAATGTTATTTACTAGTTAACGCTTATTTTAATCACGTGTAGATTTACGAGAACTAATCTCTAAAACTGATTTTCTAATAATACAAATTTCGTTTTCAAAAGGCGTTTCAAAATTACATCTATCAAGAGTAAATTTAGAAACTCCTATCTTTCTAAATGTATTGCATAAAATTGTTAAATCCCCGTAATAATAGTTAAATCCTGTTTCTTTAAATTCAATGTGATATATTTTCCTCATCTTTTTTTTGTTTTAAATCGTGTTTAATTTTATCATTTAACCATTTTTGATTGTATTTTGATTCTTCATAGCTATTACAAACTATAAGAAAAAACACTACTATTAAAATTATAACAACCACTATCATTTTTTAATTTTTAAATGTTCAAACCCTCCGCTTTCTAATGGATTAAAACCGTTAGAAACAATCTCTAAACACTGAATAGCTTGCATTAAGCTTTCAAGTCTTACCTGCCTTTCAATTCGTGCATCAGCGTATTTTTTTAAATCCCATTCAGACAAACATTTTTCTAAATTCTTTCTTTCTTCTTTTAATTGGTTTATTGCGTATCTCATAATTATATAAATTTAAAGAGCCTTAATTTAAAGGCTCAAAAGTGAAACATTCAGAGTATATACTCCCGCTTTTAATAAGAGCCGCAAAAGCTTTATTTCTACCGCAAGGATAATAAGGCTCTCCCTCGTAGTTTAAAACATACCCATTAGCATTAAACAAACCTATAACGTGGTTACAAGTTCCGCCAAATACTCCCTTGAAATTTAAAGCCTCTATTCTTTTAGAGTTAAAACCGTTTGCTTTTATTACTTGTAAATTTGTCATAATTTCTATTGTTTTGAGTTTGCCGTGTAAATCACTTCCTTAACTCTGATACAAATATAAGTATTAATATTTGTACAAACATAATTAATTACAAAAATAAACATTAAAATTTGTAAATTAATATAAAAACAAGCGGTAACAACGTGTTTATTCAATTGTGGGATGGTCAATTAATTTATTGATTAGTTAATTTTTGTTTTATCTGTCTTGAATTTTAGAGAAATTTTTGTGTATGTACCACAACTGCAATAAACACGCAGCCCATTAGCAAATGTATAAATACTTTTTAAATAAACAATACTTTATTTAATTTATTTAAGCAAATAAATATTTAATCATTTATTTGTATATTTGTATGTAATATTAAAAATAAAACTATGAAAATTAAATTTATATTAGAAAGTTTCGGATATGATATTTTTTACAAAGTAGGCGACATTGCTGATCTTGGAGAGAAAAGAAATCAAAGCGCAGTTGAACGTGGAAGGGCTGTTTATGTAGATGAAGTAAAAAAAACAGTTAAAAAGAAAGATAAATGAGTTATTTAAACATAATTTCATTATCTCAGGCAAAAACTTATTTAAGGATAGATGAGGATCAAAACGAAACAGATGAGGAAATAATTTCTATGATAAACGGTGCTTTTTCATTTATAGAGAAACGTACTAATCATATATTATTTCCAAGAAACAAAACTTATTATGCGGATGAAATTGTAAACGTTTATGATTTCCCTATTAATTTAGTTCCTGTAGAAAATATACAACTTGTTTATAATAATTACTCTACAATTACCACAAAAGATAGAAAAGTAGTTTTAAACGTTGGCTATCAAAGTATTTCTCAAATACCAGAGGAATTAAGACAGGCTGCATTTCAGATGTTAAAGGTATTTTATTTTGAAGCTGAAAAGCAGGTTAATACAACTTTAATACCTGAATCAGTATTAATGATCTTAGATATAAATAAGAGATATATATGTTAGCTAGAACTTATGACAAGAGAGTTGAGATATGGGGGCTTGAGGAAGTTGATGACACCTTTGGTGGATTTATAATTACCGAATCATTACTAATTAAAAGATGGGCAAGTATTGAAACTAAAAGCAGTATTAGAAACACAGATAACGGTAAATTAGAAAACTTTTTTACTACTATATTTAAGTTTCGTGGTATTAATTCTTTTATGCTTAGTGAAAAAGATAACTATATAAAGTACAAAGGAATTAATTTTGTAATTGATAGAATTGAAAACATAAACTTAGTTAATATAGATATAATTGTTTTTTGCACCGCTTCAACTTAAATAAATGGCTTTTAAACCGCAAATACGAGGATTAGATAAAACAATATCTGACTTAAAAAAGTTTGGTAATAAAGCGGAAGAGGCTTTAAGTGTAGCTCTAGAAACTACCGCTTATGATATGGAAGATTTTGCCACAAAAGAATGTGAACGAGTTATTGGAAAAACTAGCTTTACAAAGCTAACAGGAAAATTGATACAATCTATAGATGTAATAGTAGTTAACGACATGAACTACATAGTAGAGGCTGGAGGAAGTTTAGCACCTTACGCTCCTTATGTAGAGTTCGGAACTGGCGGTTTAGTTAATGTACCGAAAGAGTTTGATGAGCAAGCACGTAGAGCGTTAGGGAAAGGAATTAAACAGGTTAATTTACCGCCAAGACCCTATATGTACCCTGCTTATCTTTATGGCTTAAAAGAGATAGAAAAGAATTTAAAGATAGAGATTGAAAATTTAGTAAAAAAAACATAGTTATACAAAAAAACATTATATTTACAAAGTCTTTTCATAGTTATTTTTTAGTTGATAGAAAACACGTTGCATTTGTAACGTGTTTTTTTGTATATTTGTGTTATGGATAAAATCAACCCTAGTAAGTTTATTAGAAAATCAATCTTTACCGCTATCAACGGTATGGTTGTAAATGGGTTAACAATTCCATGTTATGATACAAGGGTGAAGCCTAGCGAAAACCCACATTTTTATGTTTTAATGACTACGCAAAGCAAACGTGTTTTAAAACAAAATAAATGTGAGTATTTTTGGGAAGCAGATATACTTTTGGATATAGTAACCATTTATAATGGCTCAGGAAATACAGGTAGTAGGTTATTAGTTGATGACATAGAAAATCAAATAAGATCATTAACACAAGATTTAGTTATTGAAGGGTTTACAACAATAATTCAAACAGAAGATTTCCCAAACAATTTAGACAACATAAACGATAATCAAATAGTTTACAGGAATTTTATTAGATACACATTAACACTAAATTAAGCAAAAAATGAGCACATTTATCAAAGGAGAGGTTTGTATCCTCTCAATTCACGACGGAACAACCTACAAGCCTGTAGCGTGTTTAACATCAAACTCTTTAGCAACAGATGTATCTGTAATTGAAAGTATGACAAAATGCGACCCAGGCGTATCTGTTAAACAAGCGGGAATGTTTACTTATTCAGTAAGTGCAGAGGGTCAGTACATTGATACTACAACAGTAGGAGGCGATACTGCTAAAAAATCACACGATTCTTTACTTGTTAAACAACTTACTAAAACACTAGTTAATTTCAGGATTGACACAAACACCCTTAATGCTGCTTCGGTAAAGTATTTTGGTGGTGCGGTAATTTCTAGTCTTTCGGCTGATTTTGGAAGTGGTGACGATTTAGCTACATTCTCTTTGACATTAGACGGTAGCGGATTAATTTTATTATCAGATCCAATAGTATAATATATGACAACTACAATTAACATAGGAGGACAAGACAGAGAATTTACTTTTTGCTTAGGGATGCAAGGAGATATTTTAGAAGACTTAAACATGGGATTCATTGAGTTTTGTAGTAAAGTAGATTCTAATCCGTTTAAGTATAGACCTATTGTTATGCAATACGCATACAATTATAAAAATGATAACAAAGTAGAATTATCTACTATTTTAGATTGGATAGAACAAGACGGTGACATTCATAGCCTTGCATTACAACAATTTAACATTGCATATACTAATTATCTAACTAAAAATGTACCTATTCAAGATTCTAAAAAAAAAGTGGTGAAGATTTAGAGATTAATTGGAATGAAGATGTTATATCTTTTGCAATAGGCGAACTCCAAGTTCAGAATCTACAGTCAGTATATAATATGACGTGGGCTGAGTTTCAGATTCGCCTATTTGCATATAATAGAATACAAAAAATGGAATGGCTTAAATTAAGAGAGTTAGCTTGGGCTTCATTAATCGGCTCACATTACGATCCTAAAAAGTTACCTAAAAGCAAAGATTCATTTATGCCTTTAGATAATGATAAAGTTAAACAGCAAGGAATTACCGATATACAAAAAGAAGCGTTTTTAAAAGCGACACAGCAATATTTAACCATAGCAAACAATGCCAAAAATAGAAATTGAGATAGGTGGCGATAATAGCGACTTACAAAGAAAAATTGCGGAAGCTGAGATACTTTTAAAAAGGCTTAGGAAAGATGTAGCGGTAGAATTAAAAGCTGGTAATATTGATTTAGCGGAAAAAATGACCGTAGAGGTCAATCAGGCTAAAAAGTCATT